GACGTAAAAAATCAATACAACAAATCATCAAGGGACTTCGTTATCTTGAGAACTCCTTCTTCTGGATGGATTAGAGAAGCAAATGAACTTCTTCAATCCAATATTGATAGAAAGAGAATCAGATTCGCAAACTCTCCAATAGATTCTGAATGGAAAGCCGAAATAACTAAGACCATTCCTATTGACGATATCGAATTCAGGAAAAGCTCAAAAGAAGAAAAAGGCTTGGATGTATTCGACTCTAAAAAAGAGGGAATCCAAGGAAAGAAAATTGACTTCCTGGAACACATCGGAGATATGGTATCACTAACCAAAGCTCAATGTGCATTGATCCAACCATCGCAAACGACAACAGGTATGCAGAGGTTCGATCTCCCAGCCACATTGAGAAAGCAGTCAGGAGCAAACAAGACCAGAAAGGACTCCTATTCTGCGCTCGTGTTAGGAAACTGGGGAACAGATGTCTACTTCGATATGATGGACCCATCAAAAATGCAATACAATGACAGCTTCACTCCGATAATGTTTTAATTACTTTCACTTTCACTTTCACTTTCACTTTAACAATGTGTAAAAATGCACAATGAGCAAAAGAAGATACGTCAAAAAAAACAAGGATTATTGGAGCGGCAGATCTGGAGGAACTTTAGATAAAACTCCTCAGATTTCAGCTGACGAAGATTCCTTTGAAGCGTTCTCCATAGGCAAGAGTTATTCTGAACTGGGACAAGCCTCCTCACGAGGCTCTGCCAGAACAAGTAGAAAAGCCACGCCTATGGACCCTAACGGAAGATTTAAAGCTCTTAGAGAAACTGGAAGTCCGTTCTTAGAGAGTGGAGATAACATCACTATCTCTGACGCTATTGATCTTTGTCGAGTAGCTTACTTTAACATTGCGGCGTTCGCTAACTCTATTGATATCATGTCTGAGTTTGCTAATGTGGAAAGTTATATGGAGGGAGGGACAGCCAAAAGCAGAAAGTTCTTCACTTCGTGGCTCGAAAAAATTAATATCGAAAGTCTGAAGCAGCAATACTTCAGAGAATACTTCAGAGGCGGAAATATTTTGATTTACAGAATCGAAGGAGACTTGAATGTTGATGGGGTAAGAACTTTAGCGAAAATGTCAGACACGACAATCAAAGCTACAAAACTACCAGTAAAGTATGTAATGCTAGATGCTTGCGGAATCATCGCAAACAACGGACTAGTATTCGACAAAAGCTCATACTACCAAATCCTAAGTGAATTCCAACTCAAAAAACTTCAAAACCCAGCAACAGAAGAGGACCTTTTAATCTTAAAGTCGTTACCAAAAGAAGCTCAAAGAGATATTAAAAACGGGAACTTTAAAAAGGACGGTCTTCACGTTCAGTTAGACCCGAAGAAAGTTCTCATCTCGTTTTATAAGAAGCAAGACTACGAAGCGTTCTCCGTCCCATTTGGATACAGAGTGTTGGACGACATCAACTCAAAACTAGAGCTCAAGAAGATGGACAGCGCAATAGCTCGTTCTGTTGAGAATGTAATCCTATTGGTTACAATGGGGGAAAGCGCCAGAGACGGCGGAGCAGGTGTTAATCAAAAAAACGTCGAAGCGGTTAGAGCTTTATTTGAAAGCGATAGTGTTGGACGAGTTCTCGTATCAGATTACACAACAAAGGGTGAATTCATTATCCCAGACCTCAAAAAGGTAATGGGAAGCGACAAGTATGAGGTTCTCAATCAAGATATCAAGGATGGTCTTCAAAACATAATCGTAGGAAAAGAAAACTACGGTAGCACACAAATGAAAGCCCAGATGTTTCTCGAAAGGCTTCGCGAGGCAAGACATTCCTTACTATGTGACATAATGCAAACAGAGATCAAACGCCTAGCCAAAAATATGGGATTCAAGAAAACCCCTGTTTTAAAACTAAAGGATATGGATCTAAGTGACGAAAACGTAATGCTTAGAGTTGTGACTCGTCTCATTGAACTTTCCGTCTTCACCCCTGAACAAGGAATGGAAGTTATCAGAACTGGGGAGTTTCCCGAGCCAACAGACATTAGAAAGGGTCACGAAAAGTTCATCAAAGACAAACGAGAGGGATTCTACAACCCGTTAGTCGGAGGAGTTCCAATGTGGACTAACCAAGACGGAAACGCCCAAGAGGTTAAAATGGCAAAGCTCAACAACACGCTTGCTATAAAAGCGGCAAAGGAAGCTCCAAAACCAATAGCTAGTCCTGTGGCTCCGCCAGCAGGAGGAAGAGATCAGACAAAACCAACTGGACAAAAAGCAGGAGGAAGACCATTAGGAAGCGGAGCGTCTAAAAAGAGCAAGGCTATTGCTTCTGTAGAGGACTTCAATAATACAGTAGGCTCGGTTAGACAACTAGAGGAGTTTATCGTATCAGAATCAAAAACAAAATATGAAACAAAAAATCTTAATGATGATCAAAAAAACGCTTGTCTTAATCTCTGTGTCGGTATTGTTGAGAGCCGCGCAAAAAATGAATGGGAAGATACGGCAAAAGCCTGCATCGAAGACCCCCTAAATATAATGAAGTTGAATATCATGGATGAAATTAACGAGTTTTCAGGAGAACACTCAATTCCTTCATACTCGGCGGCATTATTATATCACTCTTTAAAAAAATAGTGTAAAATAAATCATGAGCAAATATAACAATTCAGGTAATCTGATTGAGCAAGCCCTAATAGGGATTAAATCTGGCGCAGATGTCATCAAAAACACCGCACAGGAAGAGTATTTTAACCAGAACAGATATGATGTTGTAGATCCTATTCTAAGGATATACCTCATGATAGGCGACCTTGTTGTGGAAGCTAAGTGGGCAGAAGAGCGCAGACAATGGGAAGAAGAAGAAAAAGCGTCAGTTAGCAGAGCCAGCTTTGACGATATCCCTCTGCCCAGCGAAACGAAAAGTTCATACGCTCTAAAAGGAGACGCCATTACGTTAGAGTTCTCATACTCAAATGGAATGACAGCAGACCAAGAAGAAAGATATAAAAACTTTGTGTGCGCTTCTATCGGAAACAGAGATATTAAAAAAGAAGGAGTTCTAGCTAAAGCTATAGCCTCTTTTGAGAAAAACAAGGAAGCTGTTTACGCAGACCATACAGATACTTCCTCATTGGAGTTTGCTCCCGACGAGTATAAGGTGTTTGCTCTCGAACTTGCAACTGCATCAGAAACAATCTCAGAAAATGGAATCGCCCAGTTGGTAGATATCAAAAAATCTTTCGAGGCTCAGCCTATCGAAATGAAAACATCTATCGGAACCGTTGTTATCGACGGAGTAACTGTAGGTAAATCCGTATCACTTAAATCCGAAGACGGATCTATCGTTGAAATCTCAAAAGCGAGCTTCGATGTTTTCGGAGGGGCTACTATTGACGTGATCGACAGCAGGATCGTTAAGGTTGACTCAAGAGAGTTGATGAAAACTCTTACTTCCGCGTAATGAAAAAAGCTGAAGATTTTAAATACAGGGCTACGTTTTCGCAACCCTTGTCCATCGCCAAATTCATTAAGGATGAAGACATTGGCGAAGACGGCTTCTGTATTTCAAGAGCTTCCATCGTTGAATCTCAAGACGAGATCGACGCATTGTTTCCGCAAGACACGAACCTAGATAAAAACCCAGACCTAATCGGCATCTATTATGACGCCGCAGTAGTAAACCACTTCAACAAACATCACCAAGGAATAAGTATCGCAACTGCCTTGGCTATAAAAGACTTATTTGTTCATAAGCCTAATAATATAGAGCATGATGAAACAAGAATAGTGGGTCACACAGTAAATGCCTTCTTTTCCGAACATGGGGCTGGGGGTAAGTATCTTTCTGACGAAGATGCGAAAAAAAGAACTGATAGAATAGATATTTCACTAGCTTCGGTTCTTTACTCAAGAATAGATATGGATTTCGTTAAGATAGCAATGCTATCCACTGACGAAGAAGACCCGCTATACCAAATGGTTAGTGCGAGTTGGGAGATAGCATTCGACGAGTATCATATAGCTGTTGGTTCTAAAGCGTTATCTGAGGCTACCATCATAACAGACAAAGAAGAAGTAAAATTTTACTCAAAGTATTTAAGAACCAAAGGTGGATCTGGTTTTGACGAAGATGGTAACATTGTTTGTCAATTAA